CCGCCGTCGTCAACCTTAACGGGGATCTTCCTGTCCCACTTATACCGGGCTATCAATGAATCGCCCAGCTCGATAATATCGTCGGCCGTCTTCATAAGGTCCTGCCCGCGCCGCTTCTGCAGCGGCAGCACGCACTCGTCGATCTTATGGCCGATAACGGTCTGGTCGTCGCCAAACCTCGCGACGTCACAGCCGATATGGATCAGCCCCGGCGTCTTCGGAATCTTAAAGTCATAGCCGGCCGTAACCGATTGCTCAATCAGCGACAACGGGATAAAGATATTGTCGGCCTGAACGGGAAAGTCTCCGGCGACGCGAACGCGGAAGACGTCGCTGTCCTCGCCGTACATATTGACGATATTGTTGATGAAATCCTGGTCTACCCTCGTAGACTTTCGCCCGTCAATATGGTACGTAGCGTAAGCGCCCCGGTTCTTATGGTGGCTCTCGTAGAAGAAGCCCTCGAGCTTCGTGGGGTTGCCGCACATCAGCAACCGGGCACCGGGCGTTGACAAGGCGCCAAGAATGGGCTCGAAGATATTATCACTAACGCCGGACGCCTCATCAATAATATAGAGGACATTATCGGCATGAAACCCTTGCAAGGCGTCCGGCTTAGTGGCGGTCCGCGCTACGGCAAACCATTCTTCGGGGTAGCCCCTTAAATATAATTTCTCATGGGTCCAGATAAACTCTCGCTCAAGATCGGGATTGTTCCTGAGCCATTTGCTTATCTCCGCCCAGAGAATATCGTAAAGCTGGTGTTTGGTCGGCGCGGTACACGGGACCTTGGGGAACGGCCTGGTCGCCATGAACCAGATTGCCGCCCAGGCTTCGACCGCGCTTTTCCCGACGCCATGCCCGGACCGGACGCTTGTCATGGTGTTGTCGGCGACCGACTGCAGGACCGTCGCCTGCATGGGGTCCGGCGTCACGTGAAGAATATCCTCGACAAAGTAGACCGGCCGCTTGGCGTAATACAAGATCGCGTTCTGGTCCATTACGCGTCACCCTGCTCTTGCCGCTGCGTGTAGGCCGCCCTAACGGCGTCGGCCAGCGAGGTCGCCTTGCCTTTATCGGCGCCGTCAAGAAAGCCGAGAAACTTGCCGAGAAGCTCCATAGCCCTCAGCTTGTCGTAGGTCTTGACCTCCATGCCGCCGCGCATGGTCTTGATACTCGAGATCGCTGCGCGTTTTTCCGGCGGGAGACCTTCAGTCGCTTTGAACCTCACAGACTGACCGCCTTCAGCCTCGTTAACCTCGGCGAAATCCGTGCCGCTCGAGAACGCGATGGCCGCAAGCTCTTTGACGATCCGCTCCTGCGTAATCTCAAGTTTATCTTGCACTTTCGCTTGGCGCTTCTGAATTTCGGCGCTAATCTGCGGTTTCCTCAGGTTCTCATTTGCAGCGGACCCCGCTGTCTTTTGTGAGTACCCCGCTCGGATAGCGGCTTGCGTAGCGTTCAGGTCAACCAGGTACTCAGTTACAAATCGCTTCTGCTTATCGGTCAACTTTGCCAACCAAACCGCCTCCTTCCCAATAAATAAAGCCGCCGACAAACGTCAACGGCTGTAAGAGCATATTACTTTCGCGGTATTCCCTCCCTACCACCCTCCGGCCAATATAAGAATTATTCCGGCTCTCATTAAGCGGATTGAGGCTCACCCCAAAATCCACGCTACTATATTACCGCGTTTCCATTGCACTTTGTATGGCTTCTTTTTGTAAAGTCTCCAAAGCCTTATCGTGAAGCCGCAAAACCCATCTGTAAGCGTACCGCATTTGAACGGCTATCTCTTCCCAGCTATGGCCGTTCAAGTACCTATGCTCAAGAAGTAATTGCAAGGTCGTGTCCCTGACCAGCTCTTGGATCGCGGTCTCGATTTCCTTCTGCGTGTCATAGTACTCCTGAATCTCGGCCTGAATTTCCTTCGCGTATTCGCTCTGCAAGTCCATAATGTTGCAAGCGCCTCGCTCTACGATCTTCGACGGCGTATGGCTGGTCGCCTTTCCGGGCGATACTAAATTAAGCTCGGCCGTGATGGACTCGGCGTGTTCCCGCAAAGACTCAATGCGGTCCGTTTTGACTTTCATTTTCTCCTTAAGCCGGTAGGCCCTGTTCAAAAAGGCCTTCGGGTCTTTGGCGATACGCTCCAGTTGTTCTCTTGTCAGCGTCATGCTGCCACCTCCTTGATTTTTACTTTTAAGGCTTCGATCAAGCCGTCCTGTACTCGTTCTTTTCCGGCAAGCACCAGCCGAAGGATATAAACGTCGATGGCGCCCGCAATCAAAATATGGTGTATCAAAACCGTCTCGGTCTGTCCCGGACGATGAAGCCGCTTATTTGCCTGCTGGTACAACTCCAAGCTCCAGGTCAGGTTGTACCAAATCGCGATATGCCCGCCGAATTGCAGGTTTAACCCGTGCCCTGCGCTCGCGGGGTGCGCCAGTAGTATCGGAATCTCCCCGGCGTTCCACCTCGTAACCGCGCCCTCCGTTTTTATATCGACCGCTTCGGGGAATCGTTTAAGAATCCTGTCCCGCTCATGCTTATAGGCGTAGAACACCAAAACAGGCTGACCGTTCGCCTCCTCAATAAGCTGCTCCAGCTTTTTAAGCTTCGCGTCGTGAAATTCCTTGACGCCGCCGTTCTCGTCATAGACCGAACCGCCGCAAAGCTGCAGGAGCTTGTTCGTCAATATGCCGGCCGTGCCGGCGTCAATATCGCCGTCGGCAAACGGCAATAACATATCCCGCTCCAATTGCCGGTATTGCTTCATAACCCCCGGCGCCAATCTCACCTCATGCTGAATGGGCAGCCGGTCGGGAAGCTGTAAATGATCCGACGACTTCATGCTGATACAAAGGCCGTCCAGCCGCTTATATATTTCCTCCTCCGCTCCCGCTTTCGGCTTCCAGGAAAAAATGGTCGTCGCGTTCCGCTTATCGGGAAGGAAATACTCCTCGCGGTACCCCGTAATCGTCCGGCCCAGCGATTTTCCGAAATCCAGTAAATAAACCTGCGCCCACAAATCAAGAAGCCCGTTAGACGACGGCGTACCGGTAAGCCCGATAATCCGCCTGATATGCCGCCGAACCTTCTTCAACTCCCTAAACCGTACCGCCTTACTCGACTTAAAGGAAGAGAGCTCGTCGATCACCACCATATCAAACGGCCACCGCTGCCGGTATAGATCGACCAGCCAAGGCACGTTCTCGCGATTGATGATGTAGATTTCCGCTTCGGCCGCCAGCGCCGCCCGCCGCTCCTTCTCCGGTCCGATAACCAATGAAGCGGTCAGGTCCTTCAGGTGGTCCCACTTTTTCAGCTCGGCCGGCCAGGTCTCTTTCGCCGGCTCAAGCGGCGCGATAACCAAAACCTTAACGACGTCAAAATAATCCCGGACCAACTTCTCAATAGCCGTCAATGTAATAACTGTCTTGCCCATGCTAACCCATGTCCAAGAACAAACCTACCTCGCTATTTTCGATAATTTTATCAATACAATATTGCTGGTAGTAATAAGACTCAAACATCATCGGGCATCACCTCCCTTCCAGCCATGCTCTTTGGCATGTTCGCTCTGAGAAGAAAACACCTGTAAATTATCCAAGCTATTATTACGGCGATTTCCGTCAATGTGATGGACGACTTCACCTGGCAGCAATTTTCGGCCAAGTTTTTTCTCGGCCTCCCGCCTATGCGTATGCCGCCCGCGTGTTTTCTCGTAAGTACGACCGTTCCCAACAGTAATATGCTTCGCTCGAATTTTAGCCCTGGTTTCGTCCCGCGTACGAACCGGGTTCAGCTTTTTATTTAACGCGGTCATGCGTGCCGATATATTGCTAAAATCCTTCAACTCGGCGTACCCTTCTGGATTTTCCTTTTTTGAGGAAAACAACCGTACGTGCTCTCGGCAACAAAAATTATGTTTTTTGATCTTGCTCTGCGGCCTTAACATTTTTTGACCGCACCAGTCACAGCCCACTTCATACTTCATAGCCTAAACACCTCAGCTTAAATAAAAGCTCCTCTTTATTTTCAATCCGCCAGACCGCAAACCCGAAGGACCGCAGCAGGTCAATGATTTTCCTCTGCCTCGGTTTCAGCCCGTCCTTTTCGCCCGGCCGCTTCACTTCAATAAACACAACACGGCCGCCGGGAAACAAACAAATCCGGTCAGGCACCCCGGTACAACCCGGACTGACCCACTTAAAAGCTCGGCCCCCGCATGACTTTATGCACTTGCATACGTTCTTCTCAAACGAGCTCTCACGTACCATGAAAATCCCCCATGTAGCAGAAGTAGCGAAAAAGCAGGCTTTTCCTTAAAGCATATCAAATCGAGAAATTCGAGAAATCCGAGAAATCTTTTAGAGCACAAAACTCTCGAATCTCTCTATTTCAATACTTTTAATAGATAAATCTGCTACTTCTGCTACTTATAAAGAAAAGTGCTTATTTTATCTACCTTTTTTAGTGTAGCAGAGTAGGTAGCAGAATCGTTTCGTTCTGCTACTCTGCTACATTCCCAAGTAGCAGAGTATTTTTAGGTAGCAGAATCGTCCCAAACTCTGCTACCTAAAAAATATCTCCGGGCGCGTCCTCCCCGGACTCGTCGGATCGCATAAATGCGCGCTGTCGGCCGTATAATTTACCGCAATCGACCGAGGTGCCGCTCTTCCAATTCGGTAAGCGCCGCAATATGCTGTTGATCTCCCTGGCTTGTACCGGGG